GCACTGGCGGTGGCTCTGGCCGTGGGCGCGCCGGGGTGAGGCGGTCGGGGCGTCTGGCCCCGGGCGGGGCCGCCACCCCCACCCCCATGCACGGGTCCTTTTCCGGGGGGCAGGCCATGCGGGTGGCAATGTACCGCAGAAATATACTTGTGCGTGCCCGTCTGGGGCGCGCTTTATCTTTATGTCTCAGGGGCTTCCTGCATGCGCGGATCGCGCAAGGGCCGCATCGTCTCGCGCGCTGAACTTGCTGACATCTTCGGGGTGACGCCGCCGACGGTGGATCGCTGGGTTTCGCAGGGGTGTCCCGTCGCAAAAGAAGGCGGGCGGGGCCGCGCCTACGAGTTCAACACCGCCGATGTTCGGGAGTGGCGCGACCAGGTCATTCGGGATGACGCGCGGTCGACCGAGCAGGCATCTGAATCGGAACTGCTTCGGCGCGAGCTGGCCGCCAAGACCGAACTGGCCGAGCTGAAGCTCGCGAAGGAAAAGCAGCTGGTGGCGCCGGTGAAGGACATGCTGCGCGCCATGACACTGGCCAATGCCAAGGTTCGCGCCTCGCTGCGTACCCTCTCGGATCGCATCCCGCGGATGATCGTCGGGGATACCGACGAGGCCCGCATCAAGGCCGTCCTGAAGTCTGAGATCGACCAGGCGCTGAAATCCTTGGCCACGGCCACGCTGATTTCCGACGACGATCTGTCCGATGATGAGGCCGACGACTGATGCAGCAGTTTGCGAATGTCGGCGCCCTGATCGATGCGGTGATTGCGGCGCAAGAGTTCTTCCTGCCACCTCCCGACCTGCTTCCATCGGAGTGGGCCGAGCAGGCGATCGAGATCCCGGCCGGCAATGCGCTTCCGGGCCCGCTGCGGTTCGCCAATGCGCCATACCAGCGCGAGCCGCTGGACATGACGGCCGATCCGAACTGCGAGCGGATCACGCTTAAATGGGGGGCTCAGGTCGGAAAGACCCAGCTCGCGCTTGTCGCTCAGGCCTTCCGGATCGTGCAGAACCCGGTCAGCCAGATCATGATGCAGCCGAGCCAGGGCGACCTGCACACTTGGCTCGAGACGAAGTTTAACCCGCTGGTCGAGGCCAACGAGGATCTGCAGAAGCTGATTGCCAAGCCGCGGGGTCGCGACGGCGTCAATAACCAGCGGATGAAGTCTTACCCCGGCGGGTTCCTGATGTTCAGCTGGTCGGGTAGCCCGAAGACCATGCGGGGCCGGTCGGCGCCGTTCATCGTCTGCGATGAAACCGACGGCTATGATCGTACCGCCGAGGGTCATCCGGTGGGGCTGCTGTGGCAACGTGCCGCCACCTTCGGCGATCAGCGCATGCTGCTCGAGATCTCCACGCCGACGATCAAGGGCGCCTCATGGATCGACACGGCCTTCGAGCAGGGTGACCAGCGCCGGTTCTATGTCTGCTGCCCGCACTGCGGTCATGCCCAGACCCTGCGCTGGTCTCAGGTCACGTGGGACAAGAACGACGAGGGGGAACACCTGCCCGAGACCGCGCGCTATCTCTGCGAGGCGGAGGAATGCGGCACGCTGTGGAGCGATGGCGAACGGGTGGCGGCGATCCGCAATGCCGAGGCCATGGGGGCGGGCTGGCGTGCTGCCAAGCCGTTCAGGGGCCATGCTTCCTACCACCTTTCCGAATTGTATAGCTGCTTCCGCAAGTTGCGCGACATTGTTCAGAGCTTTCTCGACAAGAGGGCGGCGAACGATCTGCAGACATTCGTCAACGTGTCGCTGGCCGAGACCTGGGAAGAACAGGGCGAGCAGGCTGATGCGGGATCCCTGATGGCGCGGGCCGAGGTATTCAAGGCACCGGCGCCCCGTGGCGTCGTTGTGCTGACCGCTGGTATCGACATGCAGCAGGATCGCCTCGAGGTCGAGGTGGTGGGCTGGGGGCTTGGCGAGGAAAGCTGGGCGGTGGAATACCGCGTTCTCTGGGGTGATCCCCTGCAGGATGATGTCTGGGATGATCTGGACGCGATGCTGGCCGAGACCTGGCAGCACCAGAGCGGGGCGCAGTTGACGATCAGCGCGGCCTGCCTCGACACCGGCGGCAGCGCCGGCATGACGCAGGCGGCCTATGAATATGCCCGCGGCAAGACCGGGCGGCGCCTGTTTGCGGTCAAGGGTGTGCCAGGGTGGGGCAAGCCGATCGTCACGTCACCGATGCGCAAGGGCAGCGGCAAGAAGGCACGGAAGGTCGATCTGTTCGCGGTGGGCGTCGATGAGGCCAAGGTCGTGGTGACCCGTCGCCTCGGAATCGCGTCACCGGGGCCGGGCTACTGTCACTTCCCGCTCGATCGGGATCCGGAATACTTCGCCCAGATGACCTCGGAAAAGCTGATGACGAAGTACATCCGGGGCTTCGCGGTTCGGGAATGGCACAAGACGCGTGACCGGAACGAGGCCTTTGACTGCCGGGTATATGCTACAGCCGCGTTGAAGATCCTGAACCCCAACCTCGCGCGGCTAGCAAAGAAGCTCGGCGCCGACGAGGAAGATCCGCAAGACGATGCCGAGGAAAGCCCGATGGCTGCGACGGCTCGCACAGCGGTGAAGCTGATGGACACCCTGCAGGCCATGCAGAAGGCGGTTGCGGTACAGCCAGACAGGGGTGGGCCAGAAAAGTCGCCAGAGGAACCGGACCCTCCCGCGCCGCAATCTGCGGCAAAGCGGGCGCCGCGGGCGCGCCGCCGTCGAAAAGGCGGCGGATGGGTGAACGGATGGTGACGTGACTTGCGCAATTCCTGAAAAGATCATCGCTGGCACGACGTTCTCGCAGCTGGTGACGCTGACGGCCTATCCCGCTCCGGAGTGGGGTCTGACCCTGCTTCTGCGCGGGCCATTGAAGATTGATGTCGTGGCCACGGCAGAGGGCGCGCAGCACTTGCTTTCGGCCACGGCGCAGAGCACGTCGCTTTGGCCTCCCGGCATTTACTGGTGGGCGGCGCGCGCAACGCGCGGGGCCGAGGTTGTTCAGGTCGATGAGGGGCAGGTGGTGGTCGGGGCCGACCTGGCTTCGATCAACGAGCCGCATGACGCGCGCAGCCATGCCGAAAAGGTGCTTTCCGCGATTGAGGCCGTGATCGAGGGCCGGGCAACGGTCGACCAGCAGAAGTACACCATCAACAATCGCGAGCTGTGGCGCACGCCCATTGCCGATCTGCTCCTCCTGCGCAGCCGGTATCGGGACGAGGTCCGGCGTGAACAGCAGGCACGGCGCGGCGGGCAGTCCCTGCTCGGCCGTCAAATCAAGGTGAGGTTCTGATGGCTTGGCCGTTTTCCCAGAAGCGCGGGGCGCCGGTCGATCGGGCAGAGCCGACGGTTACGCGGGTCGTCGAGCGGCGCACCAGTGTGCCTGCGGTGGCACGGCGTGCAAATGCGGTGGCGGTGCGTATGTTTGATGCGGGGCAGAATGATCGCCTGACCGCGAGCTGGCCCAGCACGCCGACACCTGCGGATTACATCGTCAGGCGCAATCAGCGCGCGCTGGTCGCGCGGTCGCGTGAACAGGCGGCCAACAACGACTACATGCGCGGCTTCCTTCGGATGGTGCGGCAGAACATCGTCGGGCCGCAGGGAATCCGGCTGCAGGCGCAGAGCCGGGATGATGACAAAAGCCTCGATACCGTTGCCAACGACGCGATCGAGGCGGCATGGCTCGAGTGGAGCCGGGCGACCAATTGCGATGTGTCGGGCAAGCGCAGCTGGCGCATGATCCAGGGCGGGGCGGCGACAGCCGCGGCGCGCGATGGTGAATTCATGATCCGCGAGATCTGGGGCGCCGACGCGGGCCCGTGGGGCTATGCCCTGCAGGTGCTCGATCCGCAGCGCTGCCCTGTGGATTATGACGAAGAGCAGCGGCGTGACGGGTCATTCGTGCGCCATGGGGTTGAGTTCAACCAGTACGGTCGACCGATCGCCTATCTGTTCACGACCACGGATGAGCGCGAGGCGGATTACGTCTATGGCGGGCGATCATTTCAGCGCATCCCGGCGCGGGAAATCATCCACGGGTTCATCGAGGACTTCACCGGGCAGAAGCGCGGGCTGCCCTGGGCCGCGACCGCGCTTTGGCGCATGCGCATGCTCGACGGTTTCGAGAAGTCCGCGATGGTCAACGCCCGGGTCTCGGCCAGCAAGGGCGGCTTCTTCCAGTGGAAAGAGGGGTATGGCCCCGACCCGGAAGAAGATGAAGAGATCTACATGGAAGCCGAGCCCGGCGCCTTTCAGGAGCTTCCGGCGGGTGTCGAGTTCAAGGAATGGAACCCGCAGTATCCGAATGGCGAGTTCGCCCCGTTCATGAAGTCTGGCCTGCGCGGGATCGCGACAGGCTTGGGCGTGGCCTATAACAACCTCGCCAATGACCTCGAGGGGGTCAACTTCAGCTCGATCCGTCAAGGCGCGCTCGATGAGCGGGAGCATTGGAAAGAGCTGCAGGAGTGGCTGATCGAGTCGCTGATCGAGCGGGTCTATCGCAACTGGCTGAAGGTCGCCCTTTTGTCCGGGCGGATCGTGGTTGCCGGTCGCGGCGATAGCCAGAAGCCTCTGCGCCCCGAGCGACTGCTCAAGTATCAGGCAGTGCAGTGGCAGCCGCGCCGGTGGGCGTGGATCGATCCGCGCGCCGATGTGGCCTCTGCGATCGAGCAGAAGAACAACCTGATGGGCAGCTTCGGCCAGTTCATCCGCGATCAGGGCCGTGATCCTCAGACCGTCTGGCGCGAGATCTCCGAGGACATCACGCAGATGCGGGCCGCGGGAATCCCCGAGGATTACATCAAGCAGGCAATGGGGCAAAAGCTGCTCGCGCCGCAGGCCGCCCAGCAGGCAGGGGGCGACGAATGAACCGCGTCGAAGAGATCCTCTGGCCGATGTATCGCTACGGCAATTACACCGCTGCCGTGATCTGGCCCGACGAGAACGGCGAGCCTGCCGACATCACAGGCTGGCAGGTGGAGATCATCGGCGAGGACAAGGTCCTGACGCCTGATGTGCTCTCGGCCGCGATCACCGATCCAACAGAGGGCCGGATCACGGTGACGTTCACCTATGCCATCCACCTGCCAGCCAGCATGAAATTCCGGCTTCGCGTCATTACGCCCGATGGAACGCCGCACCCGCTGCCCCCGTGGAGGATCGAACTGACATGATCAAGATCGAGCAGCAGCGTGTTTCTGTGTCCG